ATGCCGTGATCCATTTACAAATGAACATTTGCAAACAGAACACAAGCCCAAGCCCCAATTATAAAGGCACGCAGGCGCATATGAGCTATTTTTTAACACGCATATATGCCCCTGCATGGGTCGGCCGGCTGTATGTGTACCCCACAAAAATATTTTCCAGGATTTCCAATTGAAAGTTTTAGACCAACTTTTTGACATGATGGCGAAGAAAAGAAAGACAGATCATGCTGTATCTGAGTGGACAGGCATTACAAGGGAAACGATTGCTTCCTGGAGGAAGAAAGGATCTTCTGCTATAACCAAGCTAGAAACTATAGTAGAGTATTTAGACTGTGATATTATAATTAAACAAAAGGAGAAAAAATGAAGAAATACAATGTTAGTCAAGCAAAAGAGCTTCCTGATGGTAAGACTAGATGGATTAGAGTTGGTATTGCATTTGAGAAAGATGGTAAACCGCCTCGTATAAAGCTCGACACGCTTCCAATTCCAAATAAGGATGGTGAGGTATGGTTAAGTTTATTTGAAGCCAATACAGAGCCATATCAAAAGAATAACAACGATAAAGAGGTAACAGTAGATGCATTGAAAGATGATCTGCCATTCTAATGAAAATAGAGATCACTAGAGATGGGTTAGTGATTGGTAAAGGCAGGCCACGCTTTACAAGATCTGGTCATGTCTTTACCCCAGCTAAGACAAAGAAGTATGAGGATTCTTTGAAAGCTTTGGCGCAAGCTGAAATGGATCGAAGAAACCTTGATGTTATAGACTGTGGATGCTCTATGGTTATTTTTGCCAGCTTTGAGATTCCAAAATCTTGGACAAAGAAAAAAAGAGAATTAGCGCAAAATAACTTAATAACGCCAAAAAAGCCTGATATTGATAATATTGCTAAAGCTGTACTGGATGCTTTTAACAAAGTGATTTATGTTGATGATAGTTTGGTCAGCTCACTTAATGTTGTCAAGGTATATGGTAACCCATATTTAAAAGTAACAATAATCAAAGATTAAGGGGATGAGATGTTTGATAAAATATTTGATGCTATGTGTGAAATACAATTGGATTGGTTTCATAAATTGTTAATTGCAACGAATTTAGTTGCGTTATTTTGTTTTCCGTTGTTGGTGGAGAAAACGTATGAGCTGGTTGCTGTAAAAAAGTATTTGCTTTCAGAGGAATATATAAGTAAAAATAGAGATAATACATATGAGGAGTTAAAGGTTTATGATAAGTAATGACGAAGAATACAACAATGTTTTAGATTATGCTTACAAGATGGGGTTATGTCCAAAATGTAGAGCAATACTAGAATTGTTAAAAGAAAACGTTTATGAGTGTCGAGAATGTGATATAAGGGTGAGTGACTGTGGCAAGAACGAGTAGTAAAAGGCCACCTATTGCTAGATTTGGAGGTGTCAGAAATGTTCAAAGAAGAATATCAAGATCTGAAACTTTGGTTAGGCACAAAGAAGATGTAGCAAGTGAGCTAATTGCTATAGGCACTTCTAATATTACAGATATAATAAACTTAGATGGCACTATAAAGCCTATTGAAGAGATACCGGAACACGCTTTGAGAACAATAAAAAAGCTAACAGTAACAAAAGATGGCAGCATTTCCATTGAACTGCATGATAAAGTTTCTGTGTTGCGTATAATGGCCAAAGCATCCGGCATGCTTGATAATCCTGAGAATGAAGATAAACCTAGCATTGTTGGGATTAACTTACAATCGCCAGAGGTTATTGAGGTAGATGAAGGCTAAATGCTGGTACTGTCAGTATTTTGACTTTGAAAAGTCATTAGAAAAAACGTATTGCGCATTTCATAAAAAGTTTGTTCGGACTGATTGTGATAACTTTGTGCGTGAGCCTGGATCTGATGATAATTTAGATTATGATGAAATGAGGGAAATATATGGGTCGAAGGAGTAGACATGATCTTGATTTTTTACACAGCGCAACTACTGCTGACATAAATGAGTTTTTAGACAATGTCTTAGGAAAACAGTATTGTAGAAGATGCAATGGTAAAATAGATCAAACAACAGTTAAGTATGCTGGTATGAGGGATAAAAATTATTGTTATAAATGCTGGAGCGTTTGTTATGGTAGAGATCAACAGTAAGCAAATTGATGGTGATCATTATAAAAAATTAAAAATACAAGTGTGGGATTTTATAATTCAAAATAATTTGCCGTTTTGTGAAGGGAATATTATAAAATATATTTGTCGCTACAAATCAAAGGGCAAAGTGACTGATCTTGAAAAAGCAAAGCACTATTTAGAAAAATTAATCGAGGTTCATAGTAATGAGTGAAACACCATCTCTTAATTTAAATTTTAGTAAAAGTCCAACTGTTTGGAAGTTTTTACAAAGCAAGGGTTTTGTGCGTGGAATACTTGGGCCAGTTGGATCTGGCAAGTCATATGCGTGTGCTGCTGAGATTATGTTGCGAGCTGTACAACAAAAGCCTTCACCTAGAGATGGTATTAAATATTCCAGATTTGTTGTGGTAAGAAATACATATCCTGAATTAAGAACAACAACAATTAAGACCTGGCAAGAATTATTTCCTGAAGCAGTCTGGGGTGGTATGAGGTGGCAGCCACCAATAACACATCATCTAAAGTTACCAAGCAGAGGAGATGCTGCTGGAATAGATTGTGAAGTTATATTCTTAGCACTTGATACGCCACAAAGTGTTCGTAAATTATTATCTTTAGAGATAACAGGTGCATGGTGTAATGAGGCTAGAGAATTACCAAAGGCTGTTATTGATGGGCTAACCCATAGGGTAGGCCGATATCCAAGTAAAGCTGATGGTGGGCCAAGCTGGTATGGGATATGGATGGACACAAACCCACCGGACAATGATCATTGGTGGCATAACTTGGCAGAGAAAACTCCCATTAAAGGGCAATTTGCTTGGAACTTTTATAAACAGCCAGGTGGCGTAGTTGAGGTTTTAAAAAACAAGTTGCCAAAAAGCCCTGAAGCAAATGGCTGTATTTTTTCTGGTGGCAAATGGTGGCAAGAAAATACAAAAGCAGAAAACAAAGAAAACTTACCTAACGGATATTATCAGCAGTTGCTTGGTGGTAAAAACTTAGATTGGATTCGTTGTTATGCTGAAGGTAAATATACTTTCGTTCAAGAAGGTAGACCAGTATGGCCTGAATATGATGATGATATCATGAGTGGTGATACAAGTTTAGACCCATATTATCCTGTTCAAATAGGAGTTGACTTTGGTTTAACTCCAGCAGCTGTTTTTGGGCAAAGAACAACAACAGGCGCATGGAAGATTATAGATGAGATTGTAACCTTTGATATGGGATTAGAGCGTTTTGGTAGAGAGCTGATGGCCAGGATTGCAGAGCGATATAATAAACATGATATATTAATCTGGGGTGACCCAGCTGGTAACAAACGAGATGAGATTTATGAGGTAACAGCTTTTGATCATTTAAGATCTCTTGGGTTTAAAGCGCAGCCAACAGATACTAACGCCTTTCAAGTTAGAAGAGAAGCCGGCGCATCCCCAATGAATAGGCTTGTAAGTGGTAAGCCAGGTATTATAGTTGACAAAACTTGTTTACGTTTACGTAAAAGCTTATCTGGAGGCTATTTTTTTAAAAGACAAAGCATGGGAGCTGGTCAAGAGCGATACAAAGACACGCCGGTAAAGAATGAACATTCGCATATTGGTGATGCTTTTGGGTATCTAATGTTAGGTGGTGGCGAGCAAACACGCTTGCGTAGAGGTAAATACAGGAACGTTTCACGTGAAACCTTTACAGCTAACACAGATTTTGAGATTTTCTAATGATACAAATAGCAAGAATAAAAACATCAGCGCAACAACAGATTGTGCCGTTTCAGCCTAATCATTTAAATTTAATTGATTTTAGAAAACATGAATTAGATAACATAGAGAGTATTCCTGATTATCTAGCTTATGTAATTAATAATTCTCTTGAGGATCTTACTTGGACAGGTATAGCAAAAGGAAAGGTTATCTGTATTTTTGGGGTTAGGCCAATGTGGACAGGTGTTGCTGAAGCGTGGCTACTTACAGGGCATGGTATTGAGCAAAATGCGATATCATTAGTAAAGGGGGCAAGGATATTGCTAAGTGATTCTATTGAAGAATTTGGCTTGAAAAGATTACAAATAGCTGTTAGAGTTTCAAATGAAACTGCCTTTAAATTTGCTCAATCGCTGCATTTTAAAGTTGAATCTAAGATGAAGAAATTTGGGCCTGAAGGTGAAGATTATTATTTAATGACAAGGATATCGTAATATGGGTGGACTATTTTCAAAACCGGCAGCTCCAGCTCCACCACCAAAACCTGTTCAAAAGGTGCAGAAAAAAGAAGAGGAAAAGGTGGAGAAGCAAATGATTGAAGAAGAAAAGAAGATTCAGGCAAGAAAAGCTGCAAGAAGAACAGGTGGCTTAAGAATGTTGACTTCGCCTGTAAGGGTAGCCGAGCAAGAGCAAAAAACAAAGCTTGGTGGTGGATCTACTTTAACATAACAAAGATTGGCCTTGAGATTACGCCCTCCAGAACTCACACTTGTGTCTTGGGGTCAATTTTTTTTTAAAAATTAAATGACACTTAAAAAACATCAGAACAAAGAGGGTGGATTAAATCAAGCTGGCAGAGATCATTATAAAAAAACAGAGGGATTAAATTTAAAAAGACCTGTCAAAAAAACTCCGTCAAAAGATTCTGATGCCTTTTGGAGAAAAGTTTCTTTTGCTTGTAGGTTCAGCAAAATGAAAGCAGCAGAGTATGACAAAGATGGTAAACCTACACGTTATTTATTAGCATTGCGTGCATGGGGATTTAGAAATAGAGCAGCAGCTAGAGCATTTTGTGAAAAACATAAAGGAACAAGGAAAAAATAATGCCAAAACTATTAAATCTAAAAGATCCGTCATGGGTTAAAAGAGCATTAGATTCAGATAGTCCTGTGCTTAAAGATGAAAGTGGAGAGCATAAGATATTATCTACATCACGAGAATACAAAGGTAAAGAGATTTTGTTTCCTTTAATTAGGATGAAAATGGGCAGATTGGTAAAGATGGATGAAGATGATGCCTATCGTGAAAGTATAAGGAGAAAAGACTTTATTAGTTTTGATAGTCCAGCTGAAGCAACAAAGTATTCAAAAGATTTAAGCAAGAGAATCGGTATAGCCAGAAAAGGAAAGTAAATGCCAAAATTAAATGTAACAAGTATCATGGAGAGAGAGGCAAAAGCACAGGCACGCAAGGATGAGTGGCGTTCTATTTATGAAGATTGTTACGAGTTTGCTTTGCCACAAAGAAATTTATATTCAGGATTTTACGAAGGCAAAGTTGCTGGCAAAAACAAGATGGCTAGAGTATTTGATTCTACAGCAATTCACGCTACGCAAAGATTTGCGAATAGACTGCAAGCTGGGTTATTTCCACCATACAAACAATGGGCTAGGTTAGAGCCAGGATCAGGTATTCCTGATGAGCAAAAGTTACAAGCCCAAGAAGTATTAGATAAGTACACAGTTAGGGTTTTTGAATCATTGCGTCAAACAAATTTTGATTTAGCAATGGGAGAGTTTCTTTTGGATCTTGCTGTTGGCACAGGTGTTATGATGATTACTCCAGGAGATGAAACAACGCCAATAAGATTTAATGCTATTCCTCAATACTTAGTTGCTATTGAAGAAGGTGGATATGGGAATATTGACAATGTCTATAGGAAGCTAAGGCTTAAAGCAGAATCAATAATGATAG